GCGGCATGAGGGTGGGTCCGACACCTTTGGGCACATCGGTGGGCGACACTGTGGCTGCTCAACTCGATTTGTTGACGGAACTTAGCGACTTGGAAAACATTCTGAACGTCAACTATTTGTCCAATCTTCTTCCCACCAACTTGAGAAGTGAAACTTCGGGTTTAACTCTCGATACGTTGGTGGCAAATTCAGCGACCCGGCGGGTCGGGTTGTACAGGACGGCGGAGCAGATTTGGGGTACTGAAGGTTTGCAACGGTACATGCCGTTTTTGGGACAAGAGCCTTTCCCTATTCCCTCTGCCGTGGGGGATCCGCCCGGGTTGCCGCCTCGTGTCCCTTTGCCGGAGATGCGTAGGCGGTTAGAAGATTTGCAGATCACGTTGGAAGACCAGATATCGGGTCGACCTTCGGGCGCGTTGGCTGACGCCGACGTTATAGAGGTGGCGGGTAGCCCGTCGAATGCGGGGAGGTTGCGAAGGTTCGCCGTCGGGATAGAAGGCTCCCACAGCCCAAACGATGTTTACGACGATTTGTTGACCCGTATCGATGATGTCATTGCGCGTATAGCGTACGCAGCCGATGCTGCGGGGGTGGATGTCCTTGACGATTTCTGGGACGCATGGAACAGGTCGGCTGGGCTTCCCGGGGACTACACACCCGGCGACAGGTTCTTGCAAATGATAGGATCTGATGCCACGCTCCCGGGCGGCGGGACTGCGCTCCAACCCGGCGGAATAGGGGCTTTTCAGGTAAATGACGCTACTTGGAAAGTAGCCATAGCGGAATACCGCGCCGAAGCCCGACGGCTTGGGACTTGGTCAGATGATGACAACTACCTGTTGTCGCTGTTGGACCCCGACACGTCGCCGTTGCGGGCCAACATAGACCTTTATCCATCCGACCCGGGGATGCGGGAACTTCTCAGCGAGTACGCTCTGGTACGCGTCGGGGACAGAGTTTACAACCCCGCCGCCGAAGCAGTCGGCGGCTCAGCGTTCACAGCACCCATCCCGCAGCAGGTCGCTGACGTTATCCGCAATGCGTTGGATACGGGTGTGGGGATTCGTTCCAACGAATACTGGGACGCCATCCAGTCGATACTGGACAACTGGGGTGTACCCAACGGTGCGTTTCAGCGCGGCGAGTTGATCGAATGGGGTTACCTCGTTCAACAGTACGACAACCTGCGTGCGGGCAAAGTCAATCAGGCGACGTTCATGGCTGAGGAGCGTTTGTACGGTGCGTTTGACGACGCCATTGACGCTACGGCTGATGAGATCGCTCGCTTGGAAAGTCAAATCGCTACTGCATCCGACCCGGCACGTCGTGCTGCGTCTCAGGGACGTTTGGATGCGCGACGGGTAACGCTTGCCAAAAAGGAACTGTTGGTTCAGAAGATCCAACTTCAACGGGACGCTATGGAGCAGCAGATTCTGCTCGCAGAGCAACAGCGCAACGATCTTGCTAACAAGATCGGCAACATGTTGGGGCCGTCTAACGGCAAGCCGTTCAACCTGAACAGTTTCGGCGGGCAGGTCGACCTGTCTGGTGTGACCGCTGTCCAGTTGCAGGATCTGTTTAACGCTGGCGGCAAGCAGATGTGGGGCAGCGGGGCGATGGACGAGTGGCTGATCGCTGGCAATCAGGAGTTTGCCGACGAGTTTACTTACGCCATGTTGGCTGCCCAGAAGATGGATGACCGTGTCGAAGTGGGCAACTTCTTGAAAGCGTACGACAAGGCGCACAACTGGTTGAAGGCACAGATGGTGGCGACGCCGGGGTTTGTGGCTCGTAACCTTTTCGGCGGGATGACGAACATGTGGTTTGCGGACATCCCGATAACGGAAGTTCCGCGCACGTTCCGGCTGCTCAACAAGGCGTACAAGGCAGGCGACGGGGATTTGGCTGCCGGACTCAGGAAGTTGGTTGCTGACAATCCGGGCAACGTGGAGTATGCGAATGCGTTGGAGTTGGTGCAGTTGGGTGTCCACGGGGGCGGTCAGGCCGCATCCGTTGTCGATGTGAACCTTGGGCGTACCAGCCGCATGGATTGGGTGTGGGGTTCCAAGGAGAACTCAAAGTATTCGGGGAGGATTCGGATGAATCCGATGGATGCCGGGTTCTTCCTGTTCGCCGGGGTTCGTCACGCGAACACGTTCGCTGAGGAAGCGATGCGTTTGGGCACAGGCTTGTATGTGCGTCGGGTGGGCGGTTCGGTGGATGACGCTTTGGAGATGACGTACAAACTGCACTTCAACTATGGTGGTTTGTCGGAGGCGGAGCGCAGGTTCGGTAAGAGGGTGTTCCCGTTCTACACTTGGACGAGGAACAATCTGCCGTTGCAGATGAGTTTCTTGGCGAACAGCCCGGGCAAGTTCAACCGTCTGATGTCGTTGCGTCGCAACATAGAGTTGGGTGAAGAGCGTGAGGGTACAGTCCCCGACTACTTTATGGAGGGTTTCGGTTTGCAGTTGCCGTTCAGTATCGGCGGCGCTCAGGCTTATTCGCAGCCTGACTTTCCGTTGCAGGATTTGTTCAAGTTTGATCCGACGCAGCGTGGTTATGGCAAGGTGATGGAGCAGATGTTCTCGTCTACGACACCGTTCTTGAAGACCCCGATTGAGTATTGGGCGGGCAAGCGGGTCTTTGAGGGGATTCCTTTCAGGGAAGAGTATGTGCCTGTGCCTGCGGCTACGAGGATGATTCCGGGGTTGATGCAGGCTGCGAAGGCTTTGGGGTGGGCGAAGAAGAACAGTAAGGGCGAGTGGATGATGTACGACAACCGTTTGGCGGTGTTGGACAACATGATGCCGTTCATTGGGCGGTTGCGTCGGATCGTTCCGGAGGATGAGAGGACGCAGTCTCGTTGGATCCAGTCGGTGATGTCGATGTTTGGTGGTGTGAGTCTCAGGTTGAACACTTCGCGGGAGCAGCGCAATGAGCGTATACGCCGCAGGGTGGAGCGGGAGATGACGATGGGGGATCGTCAGGATTTGGAACGGCCGCGAAGGTAGGTTTGTACAGTGTACATTGATGCCGGGACAGCGAGGGCTTTCTAGTATGCAGTTCGTTTCGCGCCACGAGTGGGGGGCGCAGCCTCCTGCGACCCGTAACGGCAGGTTTACGTCGTTGCGTCCGGGCCGTGTGAAGGGTGTGGTGGTGCATCATTCGGCGGTGATGGATGGTCCGAAGGGTACTGCTGCGGTGGTGGCCTTTGAGGGCCACCATCTGCGTAGGGGCTGGGACGGTATTGCGTACAACTTTTTGATTGACGAGACGGGGACGGTGTATGAAGGCCGGGGATGGGAAGCGCGTGGGGGTGCAACCAAGGGGTGGAACGCCAAGTCCATCTCGGTCTGTTACACGGGGCATGGCGATGCGAAGCCTAGAGAGAAGGTTCTTGAGTCGTTCCAGATTGTAACTAATGCTGCGACGCAGCGGTTTGGGGATCATTTGTGGTTGTCTACACATCGGCGTAAGGGGTCCACGACTTGTCCGGGGGGCTGGTTGGGGGATTGGGTTGAGGCTGGGATGACGGTGGATGCGTCTCAGTCGGATGCGGATTGGGCTGGGATTGTCGCCTATTTCCGTGATTTGAGGGAGCAGATAACGGTGTCGCCTTTGGGGCGGTGGCCGCGTCGGCGTCGTGGTGATGCTGTGCGGTTGGTGCAGGCCCGTTTGACGGCCCGGGGGTTTAAGCCGGGGCATGCCGATGGTGTGTTTGGTCGGAAGACCGCTAAGGCGGTGAAGGAGTTTCAGAGGTCGCAGGGATTTCTGAAGGCAACAGGGGTGGTGGACGTTCACACGTTTTCTGCCCTGTTCTTACAGTGAGGAAACATTATGCCCAAGGGTAAGGGTTACGGCCCCACGTTTCAGGAGACGTTCGGGTCGCAGGACGACCAGCCGTACAACTCTACGTCTTCGTTCAACATGTGGGATATGTCGCAGAAGGCTAAGAAGGCTGCGGCGTATCTGCGTTCAACCAATCTGGGGAATGCCGCTCATGGTGGCCGTCCCTTTGGGAAGTAGGACACTATGAGGGATGGTTCAACTCCGAAGAAGGTGAAGGCCGATCAGGTGTTGGTCACTAGCGTGCAGGCGGGGACGATCTTTCGGCCGCCTGCGGGACAGTCGAAGGCTGGCGCACGCAAGACCCTGTGGGATTGACGGTGGTTGGCAAGAAGAAGCGGCCTCGCCCAAGGTATTGATATGCCTATGAAGCGGGGTCGTGATCAGGCTACGATTTCCACCAACATAGGGCGTCTGATTTCGGAGGGGTATCAGCGAGATCAGGCTGCTGCTATCGCGCATGATGTTGCGCGCCGATCTAACAAGGGGAAGAAGAAGTGAGTAACATGTTTGAACGGGCAGCGTGGACGTTTGCCCAAGCGTTTTTAGCAGTGTTCGTGGTGTCTGAACTGGCGTCCGCTAAGTCGGCGATCATCGCCGGGATCGCTGCGGCTTTGTCGGTGGTTAAGACTTACGCTCAGGACCGTGTAGGGTCGTAGCCGTGGATGCCGCTGAACTGGATGCGAGGTGGACTGAGTTTATAGCAACTCAGGGCGCTGAGGTTGAGCGGGAGATCCTCACGGAGTTGGAGGAAACGGCGCATCTGTTCGACACTACGGACGGTACGCATGCCAAGTGGTCGGCGGATGGGATCCTTGGTTTGCTGTTGGTGTTCAGCGAGCAGGAGGCGGAGTGTCTGTTGGCTGCGTTCTACGCGGCCATGGACGGGGTCGATGAGGCGCAGGCCGCTTTCGGTGTGTGGGTTACTTCCCTAATGGG